ACCATGGCAACCGTCAACTACTCTTGGACCCTGCCCACCGTGGGGGCCAGCGTCAATACCTGGGGCACGCTGCTGAACACCATAATTGACGACATCGACACCAAGATGCCCAACAAGACGGCTCCCGTGTTTACTGGGGGCATGACATTATCGGGAGGCGCATCCATCACAGGAAACAGCACTGTGACGGGGACGCTGGGGGTGATTTCAGATAGTGTTGATGGAAGTCAACTAAAAATCACAGGAGCAACTAATCAAAATTACCAAACAAGAGTTGGATTTGATACAACGAATTTGTTAGGCAAGATTCAAGCGATCCACGTGGGCACGGCATACAAAGACCTAGTTCTCCAACCGGACGGCGGCAACCTCGGCCTTGGGGTGACGCCGAGCGGGTGGGGAAGTTCTCATGTTGCCTTGCAGGTGGGGGCTCGGGCAGCGTTGTGGGCAGAAAAGTCCGCTGGCAACCTGTACCTGACCAGCAACCTGTACTTCGACGGAGCGTCGTGGAGATACATCACTACAGGCCCGGGTGCGAAATACCTGCAGCAAGCAGGTGCGCACGTATGGTCAACAATTACATCGGGGCCTGCTGGGACGGGTGTGTCTGGCTCGGACTTGATGACCCTCGACGCCAGCGGGAATTTGCTGGTTGGGGCGACAAGCGCTCCACATAGCAAAGTCGTAAAAGACAACCCCAACGAATGGGCCTTCGGCGTAACAAATTCAGCTACCACCAATCCCAGCGGAATAGTTATTCAATACACCGGGGTTTCTGGCGGCGTCGGATCGTATTTTTTATACTGCTTAGATCTCAACGTGGCCCGGTTCAAAGTCGCAGGGAACGGAAATGTCGAAAATCTGAACAACAGCTATGGCGCAATTTCTGACTTAAAACTCAAGCAAGACATCACCGACGCGACACCGAAGTTGGCTAAGCTCTTAAAAGTCCGCATTGTCAATTACAAATTCAAGTCAGACCCTAACGGCATCAAGCAGATCGGCGTGATCGCCCAGGAGCTAGAAGAAATCAGCCCCGGTCTGATCGAAGAAACACCAGACTTTGAAGAGGTGGAAGTCGAGCCAGCACGCACCGAAACCAAGGTCACTCAAAAACAGAAAACTCGTTTTGAAGAATCGGTGCGGTACGAGACTTTGCTGTGTGAGGGTCAATACCGCAAATTGCCAATCCGCACAGACATTGAAACCCCTATGTTTGAGTTTCACCCTTTGTTTGACGAAACGGGTGAGCCTGTCATGGAAGTTGCAGAAGCGGCAATTGAAGCGCAAGCGGAAGTGCTGGACAAAGAAGGCAATGTGGTCACGCCAGCGGTAGCAGCTAAACCCGCTGTCTACCGCCAAGCAATGCACCAAGTCCCGATCATGGAGGACGTGACAGAGATTATTGAGGTGCCAGCCAAGACAGAGCGCAGGCCAACAGGCACGACAACCAAGTCTGTCAAATACTCGATCTTTGTGCCTATGCTCATCAAGGCCATGCAAGAGCAGCAAGAGCAGATTGAGGCACTGAAAGCAAAGGTTGGCGCATGACTACTTTCTACGTCCTCGTACTCCTACAGATTCTTGACCTTGTGTCTACGGTGATCGCACTGCGCAACCCTAAGCTGCAAGAAGCAAACGGGCCACTTGCTGGCTTGATGCGAGCTATCGGCACTCTACCTGCACTGCTGATTCTCAAAGCTGTGGCTATGGGTTTGATCTACTACTACCAAGCGGATATTGGCGCAGGGATGATTGCTCTGTGCGTGCTTTATGCAGGGGTAGTGGCTAACAACATTCGATTGATTAAGAGGGGTAATTGATGCCAGCAGAGGCAGTATCAGCCGGGTCTTCGGCCTACATAATTGTTGGGGCTATGGGCGCTATTGCTGGCCCGGTGTACGGACCTGCCGTTTTAATGCTGTTCGGCGCTATTATTGGAGGTCTGCTGTCGCTTCAGGGAACAAAAACTGAGAGCTTTTCTGCTGCATTTAGATTCTTTATAGTTGCTGTGGGCCTATCCCTCGCACTGACTGGTCTAGGAGTGTGGCTTGTGGAGCGTTTCACGCCTCTTCCTGGCAGTCTGGCGCTAATGCCTGTAGCTTTGGTGTTTGCCGCCGCTAGAACTATGATAATTGACACTATACAAAAAGTTTTGGATCGGTTAATTACTCTTCTGCCCGGTAAAGGGGAGACAAAATGATGTCAACAATTGACGCCTGGGTCTTGTCTTTGCAACTCGCGTTTTCTGTGGGCTTATTTATTTGTTGTTTTCTACGGTTGGCGCTTACAGACAAAGAGACTTTTGTCGATGTTCGTGCTGCCCTTGTGTTTAGCGCAACCTCTGCGGCAACAATCTTTTTTGCCCCATTTGCCCCTATTGTAGAGCCGCAGTACTTTCTGTGGCCTGAATACACAACACCCAATTACATCTGGTTTCTAGCTCTAGCTTCTTCTTTCTTTATGCAATGGGTCGCTTCTAGACACTGGATTCACGGAGTGCCTCGGGCATTTCTTAAGCCAGAGCACCAGCAGATGACTCGCAGAGCCGATATCCAATAAGGTAACTATGAAAACATCAACCAAGGGCAAAGACCTGCTAAAAACGTGTGAGTCTTTTCGAGCATTCGCGTACCCCGACCCAGTTAGCCCTCTTGCTAAAGCCACTCCGGGAAGGCGCTGGGGTTTCAAACGCGCTCAGGAAATCCTTGACACACTCGACCCACAAAAAGCAGCGCTATCGGGGGCTCCGTGGACTGTGGGCTATGGGCAGACTAAAGGTGTGAACCAAGAATCTACCATGTCTGTATCTCAGGCAGAGGCTGATTTGTTTGAAAAGCTGCCGCGATACGAGAAACTCGTACTGGCATCATGTACTGTTATGCCAACACAAAGCCAATTCGACGCACTTGTCTGCATCGCATGGAACGTAGAAGTGGCAGTCAGCAAGCAGAGCGCCATTATCAAGGCGCATAACAGGCGCGATTTTGCTTCTGCGGCTAAAGCCTTTACGCTCTACAATAAAGCTGGCGGTCAGGTTAACGAAGGTCTTACTCGTCGCCGTAGACGAGAAGCCGACCTATATCTGACACCAGAATACGAAGAAACTGTAGCAGACCCTATGCTAGAATTGTCGGCGCAATCTGTGGACGAACCAAAGTCGTTAACCGCTAGTAAGATTAACATGGCTCAAGCAGGTACAGCGACTGTCGCAACTCTTACAGGTGTTACAGAAGTCGCAAAGACTGTGGGAGAGTTTAAGGATACAGTTACGTCGCTAGGTGAGTGGCTCGTGCCTCTTGCGTGCCTTGTCATTATAGGCTTTGCCCTCTATACCGCATGGGAAAGATATGACCTTCGTAAGCGTGGAGTGGTGTGATGAACCCGACTCTGATCGCTGCACTTGTCAGCATTGTGATTGGCTTCGGTGGAGGTTGGGTATCCAACGGATGGAGACTAGATGCCAAGATCGCCTCAATCAAACAACAGAACTCAGAAGCTGTAACAGAGAAGGTCAAAGAGGCACTTGCCGAAACTGTAAAATACCAGAAAGCGAAAGATGAAGCCCTTAAAAAAGCCGAACAGCGTGCTATTTTGGCTGCTGCTAGTGATTCTGCTGCTCGTGCTAAATCTGAGCGCTTGCAGTCACAACTCGACAGTGCCGCCGCCAACATTCCCGTCGCTACCTACGATTCCCTCCGGGCTTACGCCACAACCCTCAACTCCGTATTTGGAGAGTGTCAACGCGAATATAGAGAAATGGGAAAAGAGGCTACAGGCCACGCCTCTAGTTCCCTCACCCTCCAAATGATGTTTCCGAAGCAGACAGAGCCTAAGAATTCCCCAGAGTGATAAAGTTAGACGCAAAAGCATCAGCCAAATCGCTATGGGTAACTAAGACTGTTTGAGCGAAGTCAACCCTAGCTATCGTCGCCAGCATGTTCGTCTCACGCTCAGCGTCACATCCACTTGCAGGCTCATCTAGCATAGTGAAATTCACGTTAGGCAGAAACGTCTTCTGCAACATGAACCTGATAGCCAAGCCCAAGGTGTCCTGGGTTGATCCGCTATACTGGGTAGCCTTACGGCCGTCGATCATAAACTCAGAGTCTGATCGTGTGACCGTAGAGTTAACTCCACGCATCTGAGAGAATGTCGCAGAAACGCCCTTGAGAACCATCGCCCAGAGTTCTCGGGCTACGACTGGCCGCACTTCTCGCAGTTTCTGAATTAGCTTGTTGTTAAAGCCATACTGCTTTAAGGTTTCAAGTAGCCGAGTCTTAGACTCCTGTAGCCGTTCATAGTTTTCCAAGTTCAGTGCGTGGATTTTTACGGCGCTCTGCATGGCCGCAGTAGCCGAACTGACGGCGTGACTGTTGGCAACTTTATCTGCCAGCAGGCTAGACAACAAAGCTTCGGCTTCTATGAATTTACTCATTACGGCCATGTCGCTACCAGTAACTACTTGCTTCTGCGCGTTAGCTAGTTCGGCTTCTAGCTGTTGTTTCTGAGCGACACCCAACTCAAAAGCAGTTTTAGCTTTTTCATAAGCAGTAAAGGCTGCACGTCTTACGCGAATCTCATGGGCGTAATTTGTAGTATCGACTACACCAGTGACTTCAGGCCCCACCCACTTGACCGACTGTGGCATAACTGAGTTGTCAATTTCCACAAGCTTGTGAAGTCCTGCGGCGATTACGGAGATGCTATGATTCTGGTCACGCATGAGTTTGTGAGATTTTGCCTTAAGCTGCAAATCTAAGAGCTTACTTTCTAGGTTAGCAATTAGGAAATTAGTACTTACAATCTGCTCACGAATCTGAGCATTTTTAGTCACTACCTCTTCTACAGTGCGGAGGTCTTTACCGCATAAATTGCACTCTGTAGCCAAAATAAGACCAGAAGTGAGCACAGATTTTTTAGTTTTTAGTTCTGCTAGTTCTGCCTGAACAACCGTAGTCGCTTCTGTAACATAGGCTTCTGAGGCTTTAAACTCTGCGGCATTAACATGCTCAGAGTCTGGTATGGTCAAGAAATTGGCGTAGTGGTCAGCTACCGCGACTTGAGCATTTGCTGCCACCTGAGCGGCTTCTAGGTCTGCAATAGACCTTGCAAAAACTGGCTCCTGCGGTGCCACCAGATCGCCAATTGCAGCCAGTTTCGCCCTAGCAAACTTGGCAAGGGCGTCCAGTGCTTCCTGCTGTTTTATACGCTTCCTGGCCTCATCCGCAGGCCCAGACAGGTCTGCTAACGCGGCTTCGGCCTGTGAAATCTTCTCCACAGTAAGGCTTAAGACGGCTTCAGCCTGAGTGACGCTATCCTGCAAAGCGGAAAAGTCTGTCTCTGGTTTTTCAATGTCAGAATTGGCTGCCAGTTCTGCTTCAATAGCCCTAGTGTTGCCACTTGGTAGTTTTTTCTGAATGCCAAGGATCAGGCTCTCGATCAGTTCCATGTCTGACAGCTTCTCGATCAGAGCAACGGCGCTACCGTTAAGTGAGTCAGCTTGCATAGACTGCCTAGTCAACAGCGTGGCTAAGCCGACATTCATAGACGCACCAAATAGACGTTCAATCTGCGCGGTAACTTCGGCTTGACCCGAACTCGTGCCACCAGCCCAGACAAGCTCTGCACCAGACTTGGAACGAGTCACGGTGTACTCGACGCCTGCAACCTCAAATACCTGACGGACTTTGAGGCTTGACACAGGTCTGCCCCACGTTACATGATCGTCCAATGCAAAGGGTAGGGCTCGTGAACCCCAATTAGCGTAAGCAATAGCCCGGTAAACAGCAGACTTACCCGCCTCATTAGCCGCACGAATGACATTAAGTCCAGGCGTAAAATCGATTACTAAAGACTCATGCTTTTCAAAGTTTGTTAATTCAAGTCGTTTTAACATGCAAGTGACTCCACTACTTTAAATTCTTCTTCTGTCAGATGGACACGTAGAGCTTCAAGAACTGAGAACTTCTTAACAGACTCCAAAGCCTGACTAAATACCTCTGTTGACCCGTCCTCAGACAGTAATGTCACACCGTTCGCCACTACGAATGCAGGAGACTTTGAACGAAACTTGTTGATTGTAGTCAACACTCCAGATAACTCTTCCGCAGCAACTGAGCCTGTTACTTTCACAAATTTGTGAAGAGTCTGAGTCAACTCCCGATAGTTAAGCTCAATCAGATTATCAGTGCGAGTCGCAGCACATATCCACGAGTGACCATGCTCAGTAATCTCTAGCAGAAACTTGTCTACGTTAGGTAGCCAGTCAGATACTGAAGTCCCAATCTGATTGCCAGGAATCAGAATGCGATTGAAGTCACGGCGGTGATGCTCATGAGCAATCACAATCTTTTCTGCTTTGCAGACCTCAGCCTGCTCTTTAGAAAGATTAAGAGACTGATCGGATTGTGCGGCAAAGTTATTGTCGTAGTTACAATGCAAGAATAAGTACTTGCACTCAGGCACTGCGGCAATCGCAGCATCGAACAAATCTTGATTGCGTAGGTGTGGCACAACGTAGCCATGTGGCGTCATAGACGGCTGTTCAATATGTACATACTGATTAGGGAACCGACCAGCAAGCAGCTTGCCGAGAAACTGAAATGAGGATAGAACTGTAGAAGTTCGATTCAGATCGTGATTTCCCGCTACACTGTATAGGCGACTCTGGGGGTGCGCTATCAGCCATGCAGACAGTATTTCATAAGTCTCAAGTACGTCATAGATCGGCACATTACCCGTGTCAAACAAGTCTCCGAGAATCAACACATCGCCGCAGTTAGGTAGCAACGCCTTGAAGCAGATAAGCACATCTTGGCGGAGAAGCCATTGAGACTCTGGTGTAGTTCCCGCACTACGCAAGACTCCAATGTGTACATCATTCAGAACGGTCAGCATAAATACAGAAAGCCTTATCTAAAGTTGTTGGAGAGTCAGATCGTAAGTCCCACGACCCACCCTCACGAGTGTTAAAGTACTCAATCGGCCTACTTCGCCATGCGTCCAGCTTCTCATGGTAGAGCATAACGAACGAGGTAGCCCCTGCAAGTTGCCACATTCGCATCCTGGCAACCTGCCCAGTATCGAAATTGCCGTGAGGCAACCGGTACTCGTGCAAAGTGGACTTGCATTCTAGCAGGTAAAACTTACCCTTTTGCATAAATATGAAGTCCGATAGTGCAACTTGCAGACTGCCTGCATGCGCATCCGGCCATCGACTCCACGTAAAGTCTGTGCGTGTTCCTCTTTCTGTCAGATACTTCTTCAACTTATCTTCTGCTGATTTACCTCTGTTCGCAGCCATAGGTTAAAGTATCCCTCTCATTTTTAACTCGTCACTGTCTGTGGGCGTTTCTGCTACGTCTTTAAGAATTACAGCCCTAAGTGTTTCAGTCTGGCTAGGGTAGATAGACTTCTTAACGTAGCGAGTTACCTCCAGTTTAGGTTCTGCGCCTGCCGCCAAGGTTAAAGCAACCTTGGTAACTAGGCGGTCTTCTACGGGAATACCCAGCAGTTTTACCAAGTCTTCGTTAGTCGCAAGCATATTATGCATCCTCGTTTAAGTGTAAAACTTTGTTGATATTTGCCTGAGAGAAGTCGCCGTTAAGCTCAACTTGCTGTCCAAAACTGTAGCCAACACTACAGCTAGATCGCACAGGTATCCGCATATTGGCGTACTTAGAGGTCATACAGGCATGAGCGGCAGGTATGAAAGCGACTAAATCAGATATAGAAACTGACCAAACAACCTCATCGTGAATGACCCCAAAGAACTCACAATCAAACTTAGACAGTAACTTAGCCTTCCACATACGGCCTTCTGCCAGCTTGGTCATCTCCGCAGCAGAACCCTGTATTCGATAAGATAGGGCCTGCCTCGGGGCCTTGCTTGAAATCACTCGATCGTGTGACAGTACAGCATCTCGTAAATGCCTGACAGCACCCATCATAGTCTTAACTACCCCCGTTGCTTGGACCTCCTCCATCTCGCTTAAAGACCACGCCTCTACCTCTGGAAATGCCGCAGCTTTAGCATCTAGGGATGCTTGAGCTTCAACTTCTGTCATCAACAACATAGTGCTCAGCTTCTTAGCTGCAATCCTATAAATTCCGCCAAAGTTTACGGCCTTGCCTAATGCGCGGCTTTTCTTCACTCGTTTTTGTTCAACAGATTCACGACCTGCCAAAATCTCACAGAAGATGTCGTAGCTATACTCTGTACCCCACAAGTTGTTATGTATCCCAACACCTGTCATGGAGTGCATGTCTGTAGGGTTATCACCGACAAAACACGATGTTAACGCCCCATCGCCACTCCACTCAGCCATCAAAACCAACTCTTGAGACGAGAAGTCCAGAGAGACAATGACCGCATTTTTCTTGTGCGGTATGTACAGTTCCCGGACTCGTGGCGAAAAACCTTCAACCTTTTCATTCTTGGAAAGCTGCTGGATATTCGGTTCGCTAGAACTTGCTCGGCGTGTATTAGTAGCGCACTGATTGTGGTTGCTATGTACTCTTCCAGTCTTCCAATGGATGAATCCTGGCAAGGTATCGTAAAACAGACTGAATCTAGTCTTAACCATCTTCATCAGACGCACATTCTCAAGTACTTCTGTCTGTCTCTCATCAGCGTCTAGTAGAGCATAAGTGATTGCCAAGTTGTCTGTCTTGGGTGTGCCAGTCGCCTCACCGCGCTTCACCATAGCCTCGGTCGGCTTGTTGTAAAGCTTGACAGGCAGTTCAAGGGTTTCGTAAAGCAACTTTTGTAGCTGCTTTGGTGAACCCATATTCAGGTTCGGTGCTCCCTGAAAGTGACTGCTCACCAACTTGTTGAGCACCGTGAAATCGTCTGCCAAAGCAAGGGTCAGTGCAGACTTAAGCAAGGGTTGCGCTACCATGTCTACCAACTTGGTTAGAGTTCTGATAGCCGTCTCTAGCTTTGCGCCAGTCACAATTTCGTAGGCTTGTTTAATGTCTGCGGGTGTCAGCGTAGTGCTGTAGACGGGGCACACCGTACCATCCCAGCCTTTTTCGATCAAGAACCTATCTACAATTAGTTTGGCTGACTCGTAAGTGTCGTTATCTTCCTTAATAAGTTCTTGCAACTTAACTGCATCTACGTTTACACCTCTTACAAACGAATGAGCATGAAGATAGCTGGCTTCTAACTCCACCTGTTCAAGGATGTGCGCCGTGTTCTCAATTTCCATGAACAACTGAGCAAAGTTATAGAATGCAGAAGTGACAACTGTGTCATCGCACGCGTAGTCAAAGACGTGTGCTGCTGTCAACTCGTCCATTTTGAATTGACGAAGTTCTACCATCTGCGCTGTTTCTGGCACTTCCAAAATAGGTGAAGCCTCTGGATGCCCGTTCTCAATCTCCGTCTGCGTCGGTTTGCGGTAGACGGCAGGCTCAATAACTACTCGAGTCTCTCCCAAAGATTTGCCACCTACCCCATCTACGAACGGCCCCTGCCGTGTTGTCACTGCCTTATAGTCTACTTGGTCGTACTCAAACCACTTGCGAGCTAAAGTCTTTAGTCCCAGTTTGCTATTCTCATCAACATAAGACGCAGCAAACTTGGTGTCATACCAATTCGGTAAAAAGCCTAAATGACCGTTGTCAGCCCAGGCTTCGCCCCATTCTTGGTACAGAACCGGCCCTTCAAACATTGTGTTGTGGATAACTAGACGAGTTCCTGTGTCGGTAATCTGTTTTACGAAGTCACGCAAAGCGTCAGAAGACACATTATTAGTGTCTTTGTGCCTTACGGGAATGTAAACGGTGTAGTGCATATTTCGACCAAAGGTCAAAGACATGCCGGTAAGTACAGAGCCCATAACGTCAACGCCATCGGGATTACCTTTGGCAGCAAGCCAATCGTCAGACTCCACAGGTACAGACGTTTCGATGTCCAGTGCAGCCCAGGGGCGCTTCACAATCTGGGCTAAAGCCCAAGCTTTGAAGTCCTCCCACTTGTCCAGGGTGATTAGCCTCCGAGCGGCGGCATAGGGCAGTAAACGCTTGTCAGTTGTGCGACCGTGGCACATTCCTGGCTTCCACTGAATCGGATTCTGGAACGTATTGACCCAGTTAGGGTACAACTTAGCAAGCTTGTAGCTGCGAATCAGGTCTTTGCCGCCGTCGAATATCTTAGCTACGAATTTATCTGTTTGTGCGTCTACATACAATTCGTCAAGCGACCCTGTAGTCGCACATCTTGTTACGACCTCCATTCCTGCCTCACCGAAGCGGGTCACAAGTTGTTCCCAGGCTTTTGGGCCGAAGCCCGGAATGCCTGTAATAGAGTCTGACGAGTCGCCCACCATCGCCTTATAGAGTGTGGTGTACTTAAATGGGAATGTGCCGTACTTGTTTTGGCCAATGATGCCATTAACTCGAACAGCAATTACAGCGCCATGCTCATTAGTGCCGTTCAATACCTGCATATCGTTATCATTTGTCATGATAACTAGCGGCGTTCTGAGGTTAGAGGCTAACCATGCCAACACGTCATCACCCTCTGCCTGATCCTGAATCAGAGCAATAGCCCCCAAAGCTTTGAGTGCATTGACAAACATGTCGCGCAGCTTTTGAAACTCGATGTATTCTGCATCAGGTTTCTTGTCCCGATTCTTTTTGTAATCTGGGTCGATCTGCAAGCGTGGAGCCTTGCTGGACATACCTTCAACCACCAGAACAGTGTCAATAGGTGTCACATCCAGTTCTTGCCAAGCGGCAACGACTGAGTTAATAGCAAACTCATAAGCATAAGCCGCAGAGTTGACGTGCATAGTCTTACCGTTATGCACAACATCCCAACCCTCTCTGTCTACACCAGTCCTTAAACAGGTCCACAGAATAGAGGACACATCAACAGCTAATCGCATATTTACTCCAAAAAAGAAATAAGGGCCGAAGCCCCAGTTTTAAGACCAGAGGTCTATAAGTTTGCTCACCTTTTCGTGAAGCGCATTTAAAGACGTGTCATTCTCAATGACTGCATCAGTAGCTGGATTGAAGATGACACCACGCTCAGAAGCGTGGGTTTGCCCTTGACCTGAGATAGAGCTACTACGTCCGACGAGGTGTATAATTCTTCCGCCTACAGATCGAACCCAAACCGCCTCTTCCTCAAAACGAACATCAGAAAACGCTACAAGCGGCATCAATGCAGTTTTCTTAGCTGCAAGCTTGACCCAGAAGTCGGCTCCAAGGTGCTGCCGTGCCCACTCGGTGCCGAGGGTTTGTGCCGCATGACGGTAAGAGAAGCCAAAGCCGGGAATGGGTGCTTCTTTTTCTTCACGAGTTTGCGGCTCGTGAATGCCTAGTGCATCAAGTGCAGCTTTGAGCGGGTCGGCAAAGCCGTAACGGTGGTAGCCGTAGCCATATAACTGCCGCGCTACCGTGTCCTTGCCACTATTGGCAACGCCTGTGATACCGATAAAGCGGGGCTTTGTCATGCCAACCCCCGAAGGTCAGCCTTCACGTAAGTTTCCGGGTTCTTGGCAATCTTGCCGTTGGCATCAAAGATAGGTTCTCCGTCTTTGAACTTGGACCAATTACTTGCGTTGACGATCTGCACCGCTTTGGCAATCTGCATACCTGCAAGTACCGCTGAACCCGTCGCTGTGACGATTTGATCTGCACAGGCATCTAAGTATTCTTCACGGTCACGAATCAGGACCGACAACTTGCCTGTCTTGAGCCCGGTTGCTAAATACACCGTATGTGCTTTGACTTCGCTCAACGCCAGATTGGTGTATTCGTCTGCACCCTGTAAGGTGTCCAGATGTTCAGCCACCTCTTCAAAGTGGACGCCTAACTGAATGTCAAGGTCTCGGGCTGTTGGGGCGGGTTTTGCCTTGGCTATCCACTTAGCAATCTCAGCCACTGAATCTACAGCAAGCTCTTGTGGAATCTGTTGCAATAGCGCGTAAATAACCGCCGCCGCTTGCTCATGCTCTGGCTTGCTTTGGATGTCAGGAAACTGAGTTTCCATCTGCTGCTCAAAAGCATCCTGAGCCGACTCTGCCAGTTGGTCCATTGAGTAGAGTGATAGCACGGCTATCTTGAGTTGTTCGTATGTAATCATAGGTTTCTCATTTTCTCAAGTGTAAATTTTAGACTCTTTTCAAGCCCTGGCTCGTTCAACAACCACTCTCGATATGCTCTAGGCACCTGTAGTATGGGCTTACCTTTGTGCATACCTATCGGCATAATAGATAGAATCCTGGGTCGATCTTGACGGTCAAACAGCGTCTCGATTGAGGTGCCTGTCAGCGGCATGATGTGAATCAGCAAGTCCCTGACAGTGTAGACATCACCCAAAGCGGAGTGAGACTTCTGCGTAGGTAATCCAAGTTCTCGTTGCAAGGTCTCAAGCTTGCAATTGGTTGTGCCTTTGATGTAAGTCCTTGCTAAGCCAAGGGTACATAACGCTCTACTTACGTTGATTGCACCCTCTATCATGCGTCGATCAAAGCTTGCATTGTGAGCTATGATACCAATCTCTTCTGGAAGTCTATTGGCTATCTCTGCCAGTTTAGGACAGTCAGCAACTTCTGCATCTGAGATGCCGTGTATTGCTTGTGCCCCTGGTTCAATAGGTCTTTCTGGGTTTACTCTGTAGCAATGCTCAGACAGAATTTCCAAGCTGGGACCAACTTCTAGCCAAGCAATCTCTACGATACCGCCAGAAAGTGAGGCAGTTTCTGTGTCTAAGATATGGTACATAAATCACCCGTAGAAAGCCCTACGTAGCTGTTAAGCCTTAAACGTAGGGCGTTGTTAACAACTATTAAGCTGCTGTAGAGAAACGAGCCATTGTATACGTGTTTGACCCCTGAGTAGCCAACTCAGCATTGGCCTTGACTTGCAGAACCTGCTCAGGAGCAAACTTGCCCATCTTCACAGCGAAAGCTGAGTTTGCCTGATAGCGCAGCCACTGAGTGCGAGAAGCTGGTGACAGGTCAAACTGCACAAGTGCGCCCTCCATGTCTGCTTTCTTGCTCGTAGTCAGAAGCGCAGCGACAACGACAACGCGCTGCTTGAGCTTAGCCTTGGGATAGCCGTTGGTCTTCAAGAAGTGCAGATGCTCTGCTACCGGTGTGCCGTCAGAACACATCACACCGTCACTAGAATAGCGCACGACTTCTTTTGGTGCCTTGTCGTCTTCTGGAGCGACGACATAGCTATCCTGCCAGGACATAACTTCAAATGTGATTTCATCGCCCAGAATCTTTTTGGATTCGCGGCAGACAAAGTTACCTTGGTTAGGGATGACTTGTTCCAGAGTGTTGAAGTCAACAACCATAGCATTCTTAAGGCTGTCAAGTGGTGAACTCATGCCAACAGCGCCAACAGCGCGAGAACCAACAGTAGCCAATGCGGCACCAGCAGGAGCACTAGAAGTGCCAGCAGACCCAGCAGAAACAGGGGTGCCAGTAGGGGCGCCAGTATCATCATCATTTTCAAATGCAGCACCAGTGGAATTTTCAGTTTTCAAAAGACTCATCTCTAGCTTTCAGTTTAAGTTGACCGTTCTTTCCGGCCTGTCATTTTCCAAAACGGAAAAGAGATTCTAGCACATTTTCAAAATTGGCAATCATGTTAATTTCAAATCGACTGCGCGACCGGCAAAAGGCGGAACACCTTCCTTCTCTAACGCCTCCATGTCTAGAATTAGCGTTCGCGTCTGGATGTTCTTGGTCCCGGTTCCTGTAGTCATAAACGCAGGCACTTCTGACAAAGCTGTCTCAAAGGCTAATTCGTCAGGATATAGTGGAATCTGGTTCAGCAGACGCATATACTGGCGATACCTGTTGTATGCAAACCTTGGAGCGATAACGATTACAGGCTTGCCACCAAGCTCTGATAGGTTGTACTCTGCGTTTTCTACCAGAGCTTTCTCACCGCCAGCCATTAGAACTCGACTCATATCTGACATGGCCGATAGCACCTTCATGTACTCAGGCAGAATCTTAGAAACACTTGCAAGTCCCGCATAAGCGTACTTTTGTAGAGCCTTAAGTTTAGTCTTAACTTCTCGGTCGAGCTTGTCGCCCAAGCACTCATCCAAAAGTTGACGAAGCTTGACAAGACCGAACATGACCGCAGTTCCGCTTTCCACACCTCTGGTGTCATCGCCTACGGCTTGCTTTCTGCGCATGTCATCTTCGTTTATCTCACCTCTCTCAAGCCTCTCTTGGTCGTCTGCTTGAATCAAGTAGTGCTTAACTGCCCAACCGATCATGCGATCATAATCATCGCTGAACTGCTCGTAAGACCCGTCTCGCAGTACCATAGTGATGATGTGTTTTCCTATCATGGATAACACATGACCATCTGCTAAGTACTTCTGGAAGTTGTTAAAAGTGTGCGTCACCTGTTGTGGGCCTGCTTTGCGGAATGGCAAAATCACACTTCGACTAAAGATCGCCTTTTCGGTCTCCAGGGCCTCAGAGATAAACAATAACGGGGCAGACAAGACCGACACATTCAAGGCGTTAAAGTTGTCCTTGGTGCG